CAAATCGATGAATTGCTCTTTGCCACTGTTTTGCAACATCTCGAGGCCAGACATCACGACGGGCACTGCGTACTGCTTGATTTGGAATTCAGCAGCAGAGATGACGTCTTGAGCAGCCACAGGCAGCAAGTCGTAACCAGAGTAGAAACCGCCGTTCGCGTTTTCAGCGAATGAGAGTTCTTCAAAGATTGTGTTACCACCAGAGATGGTTTTGACGTTGCCGCGCTGGTTCAAGCGGGACAACAGGGCGTTGTTTTTAGTAACGTTGTCAGCGATCTGACGTGTGCGTGACTGGATCGTCGTTGCGACGATGTCACTTACATTTGGAAAAGACATGATGACTCCTTCATCTGAGTTAAAACGAGCTTGCGCTCACCTTTTTCAGATGCGCCTACGCGAACCTTTCACAGTCCGACTTCGTCGTAGGTGGGACGCGGGGCGTCTCCTAGGAGCATGCGGTGGCTGGGGTGCTTGGGCACACCAGTCGAGATTTCTCTCAACGTGGTGTGATTATCGCATTACCTTGAGGTCATTGTGATGGCCGCCTCGATTGCAGAGCGCACATCGGTGCTTTCTTGCCTTAAGGCGCCCATTGGCGCGGAGCCGGAAACCTGCACGGCAGCCGACCTAGCCTTCTGTGCGGCGCTCGTTGTTTGTTGAGCTCCGCGGGCCTTGGCGCGTTGGGAGATCACAGAACGCACGTTGTCGTTCATCAGGCAGGCTTTCTTGTAAGCGTCCTGCAAGGTGATGTTTTGGCCGCGGCGTTGCGCTGCCTCGATGATGTCGGCCATGTCCTCGCGGACGTCCTCGCCAAACTCGGCACGTTCCAGGAACGTGACAACCTCGTTTTGTGCGGCCTGGGTGGCCTGCTGCTGCTGCTGGAGCTGGGCCTGCTGAAATTGCGTGAGCATGTTCTGCATGGGCGCCAGGCGCTGGTTAAGCACCTGCTCCATTGCGACCTGCTGGGGGTCCTGGCGCGGTGTCTGGCCAGCCAGGGCGCTGTCGAGCATCTCGATGAAGCCATTGCCAAAGCGGCCAGTGCCAAATTGGTTGACGATGCCGGCCACCAGCTGCGCGAGCTCGGGCGCCGTGCCGGTGCGTAGACGCGCCGCCGTGCCCATCAGGTTGTCGATCGCCTGGAGCGGGTTGCTGTTCTCGGCCTTGATGAATGCCTGGTAGGGCTCAATCGTCTTCATCACGGCCTCGGCGGTCTTGCGTGCCTCGGCGGTTTCCTGGAGGGTGCGTGCGACCTCGGTCTCGCGGCGCTGGATTTCAGCACGCACTGGCTCAGGTAGTGAGCCCCAGTGCTCGCGGATGTCAGGACGCCATGAAGCTGGCGCCCTTTCGCCTTGCTGACGCGGCTGGGACTTGGGTCCAGCCTGGACACCCTCGGGTTTTTTAAATTTTCCTTGCTCGTCTCTTTCCGGTTGTTGAGCGAGCTCGTTATCGGCTGGCTTGTCCTCAGAAAGTGCATTCAAATCCTGCGATGCGGCGGGATCTCTTGTGGGCTCGGAGGATGCTGCGACGGGCTCGCTGGACTCAACCAGGTCCGGGGCCGATACAGCCTCGGGTGCTGGCGCTGTCTTCAGCGGCTCATCTGATTTTTCGAACGCGGCCTCAAGGGCGTCGCGCATAGTTGTCGTGGGTTCTGACATGGGTTATCACCTGTTTTGAAGTTTATGAATTGCGCGCTCTATGTCGGCACGCTTAAATGAACCGCCCTCGGTCATGTACCGTTCGCGGCTTTCTTTGGCTTTCGCCCAAGATCCTGTGAAATCGTCCATCGTTGTGAGGCCCTTGGCCTTCATGTACTCACGATGCTTTGTGCGCGAGGAAATGTCGGTCCCATCGGGAGCCTTCATCCCCGCGTAGCTGCTGTCGCCCCACAGGGCGCCAGAGTCGGTGCGCAGCTCAGGTTGGTAGTCATCGGTGATCTCGATCAACTCGCCTGTTTTTCTGTCTTGAATCCAGCGTCTTCTAGTCATGATGGTGATATAATCTCAACATTGATTGATTAACAAAATGGAGGATTTATGAAACCCCAAGTGATCATCGTTACCGGCGACCGCGTGTTGCGTGTCTCCTCCAAAACATGGGCCGCTTTTTTGCAGGCTGCCGCCCTGGTTGTTGACACCGGCGACATGTACCCGCACCTGCAAAAGCAGCTGGGAAAAAAGACCCTGGATGACGTCAAGGCCATGAAAGGCGAGCTTGACGATCACTGCATCTCTTCCTGACCCATTGACGCAGCACCTGCGCCAGCCAAGCCTGCAGCCCCCACGCCGTACAGCGGATGCGTGCGACGCACCAGGCTGTCGCGCACGACCTCTTCTGGAGTCTTTCCAGTCACTCGAGCGGTTCGCTCGATCGCCTCATTGACGTGCTGGATCATTGGCTTGCCGCTAGTGCCTTTTGCGCCAGCCCAGGACACGTCCTGGAAGTTGACAGGCTTAACGCCTTGGCTCTTGGCCACATCGTTCAAAACCTGCTCCATGACGCCGTAGGAATCACCAGGAGGCACAACCATTCCAGGCTTGTACAAACCGCTCATCTGCTCGTCAATCGTTGGACGATCAAGGTGTCCCATGAAGTTGGACGCGAAGTTAAATCGCTTGGGTGTGTCGGTGGTTAAGCCGGCGCCCTGGTTGATCACTTTGTCGTACATGGCCATGTTGCCACTCGCGTAGCGCCCGCCGATCGGGTACGGCATTTCATACGCAGCCTTCGGCATCTCCTGGCCATTCTTGCGCAGGAAGTTGCCGTAGTAGGACATGAGCAAGTTAGCCGTCGGGTCAGCGCCGCCCGTGGTGGCCGCCATCGCAACAGGGAATGCTTCCTTGTACTCAGAACGGCCAACCTTTGGTCCATACTCTTTGATAAATTCTTTCTCGAGCTGGCCGGTGGCGTACCAGTCTTTTGTTAGCGGGTCTTTGTTGCCGCGCAGGAATGCAGCCTTGAGGTTCGCTCTGACTTCAGGCGTGTCAAATTCTTGTTTCCACTTGTCGATCGTTGCCTGCTTTTTTGGCATTGCATCGGTGACAGTCGCGCCCTGCAATGGGTACTTGCTGGCATCGGCGTAGGTGCGTTTTGAG